TAAACGACATAAACGCACACTAATTAACTTCCAGCAGTCTTTCTTGATTCCGTTTGTTAAGAAGGCCGCACATCGGTACATGCAGTTTGATCCTGAGAACTACCCTGTTGCCGACTACAAGTTTAATGCCAGTAGCACACTGGGCATCATTGCTCGTGAGTACGAAGTTACTCAGTTGGTACAGTTGTTGCAGACTATGGGCAAAGACTCACCGCTTTATACAACCTTGATTCAGTCTGTTGTAGACAACATGAACCTTTCTAACCGTGAGGAACTGTTGGCGGCTATGACTCAAGCTATGCAACCTAACCCTCAGGCACAGCAAATGCAGATGCAGGCGCAACAAGCACAGTTGCAATTCCAGCAGTCACAAACTGCGGCCTTGTCTGCACAAGCACAAGAGTCTGCGGCTAGAGCGCAGAAGCTTGCGGCTGAAGCGGCTGTTGTTCCGCAAGAGCTTGAGATTGACAAGATCAATGCGATTACTAGAAACTTGCGTGAAGGCGATCAAGAAGACAAAGAGTTTGAGCGTCGTATGAAGATTGCCGACACACTACTAAAAGAGAAGCAAATCCAAGGAAAAGAGAATGTTAACAGACAGAGAACTCCAAATGATTTACAGCAAGCTCAACGCCCAAATGGAGCCGTTGGCGCGCCAAGTCAAAGAACTCCAGGCCAAGGTGGAGGCTTTAACCAATGAGCAACAGGGATCCCCGACTCGAGCGCGCAGGCGTAAGCGGGTTCAACAAGCCGAAGAGAACACCCAACCATCCCACTAAATCGCATGTTGTCGTAGCAAAGTGCGAAGATGGCTCGATTAAAACAATTCGTTTTGGTCAACAGGGCGTAAGCGGTGCAGGTAAAAACCCTAAAACTGCTAAAGAAAAGGCTAGACGAAAATCCTTTAAAGCTCGTCATGCAAAAAATATTGCAAAAGGAAAGTGTTCTGCCGCATATTGGGCTAACAAAGTAAAGTGGTGATGATATGAAAGTTCCAGCACCAAAAGGCTATCACTGGATGAAATCCGGTAAAGAGTATAAGTTAATGAAAGACCCTTCCGGTGGTTACAAGCCACACAAGGGTGCAACTAAATCAGCAGACTTTGCAGTTCAAAAAATCCACAAAAAGTAAGGAGGCTATTATGCCTGGTAAGAAAAAGAAAAAAGTTAAAAAGCCATACAGCTATTAAGGATAGGTAATTAGTTATGCCTCGTAATCGCTCAACGGGCGGTGCAAGTCGCCCTAAGAAAAAGTCTGATCCAGTGCCTAAAAACAAAGCACTGTATGCTCGCGTTAAGGCAGAGGCCAAAAAAAAATACAAGGTTTGGCCTAGTGCTTATGCCTCTGGCTGGTTAACTAAAGAGTATCAACGCAGAGGCGGAACGTATGCCTAGGCGTGTTTCTACTGGTGGCGCTCGCAGACCAAAGAAAAAGAAACCTTCGGGTGGATTGACTAAGTGGTTTAAAGAAGAGTGGGTTGACGTTAAGACGGGCAAACCTTGCGGTCGTAAGTCGGCTACTAATAGTGATCGCCCTTACCCTTCTTGTCGCCCAAAAGCAGTAGCGGCTAAGATGACTAAAGCTGAAAAAGAGTCATCAGCTAGACGTAAAACAGGGCCAAAGCGTGTAGCCCATGCTGTAACGGCATCAGGCAAGCGTAGAAAAACTACGAGAAATGCCTGACATTTTTTAAAAACCGTGCTACAAGGCACATAATCAACCAAAGAGAGATAGGAATATGACACCTGAACTTGAGGAGTACTTTAACAACTACAACGAACTGTTTAACCACGCTGGGTTTAAGCAGTTGACAGAAGAGCTGGCTAACAATGCAAGGCAGTTAGCGGATCTTCAAACAGTTAAAGATCAGGAGGAGTTGTTCTATCGCAAAGGCCAGGTTGCCGCTCTAGCTACAGTAATCAATCTAGAAGGAACGATTACTGCGGCGCGAGACCAAGCTGAAGCGGAAGGGCAAGAAGAGTTAGATGTATAAGATATACGACTTTCGCTGTGATTGCGGTCGTGTATTTGAAAAGATGGTACGCAGTGGAGAGACAGTCAGTAGGTGCGACTGTGGCTTGATTGCTACTAAAATGCTGTCAGCGCCTAAGTGCGTACTCGACGGATCTAGTGGGGACTTTCCAGGTCGCCACATGAAGTGGGTACGGGAACATGAAGAAGCTGGCAGAAAACGTAAATCTCCAAACGGAGTTTAATTATGTCTAGAGCAACGATGATTGATCCGCACCTCGAAGAGGAGAATGCGGAAAACATCGAAAACGAAGTCCAAGAGACTCATCAGGCTGATGCAGAGGAATCTGTTGATGCCGTTGAGCAGACTCAAGACACGGTAGAGACTGACACTGACGACGATATTCCAGAGCAATACCGAGGTAAATCTCTGAAAGAAGTTGTTCAGATGCACCAAGAAGTTGAAAAGGTGATGAGTCGGCACTCTAACGAGGTCGGTGAGCTTCGTAAGATAGTGGATGAGTACATTACTACTCAAACACCATCGCCAGCACCTCAACACAATGTTGAGCCTGAAAGCGATATTGATTATTTTACGGATCCTCAAGGAGCTGTTAACAGAGCAATTGATAACCATCCTAAGATTAAAGAGGCTCAGAAATACACTGAGGACTACAAGAAGCAAGCGGCGTTAGCGGCTTTGGGTAACAAACACCCAGATATGCAAACAATTCTTGCTGATCCGAAGTTTGCAGAGTGGATCGGGGCATCAAAGATTAGGACTCAATTATTTGTACAAGCCGACCAACAGTACAATGCTGACGCGGCTGATGAACTCTTTTCTCTCTGGAAAGAAAGAAAGGTAGTTGCACAGCAAACCGTTAATGTTGAAAAACAGGTGCGTAAGCAACAACTACGGGCGGCTAATACAGGTAAAGCTCGAGGCAGTGCCGAGTCAACCGCAAAGAAACAGTATCGCAGGGCCGACATCATTAAACTGATGAAAACTGACCCCGAGCGTTACCAAGCCCTGTCAAATGAAATATTTCAGGCATACGCAGAGGGTCGAGTCAAATAATCTGAAAGGAGATTGACATGGCTACTGCAACTTATCCTGGAAGCGGGGGTTTTACCGCGAAAACAGAAGCGAATACTTTTATTCCGGAAATTTGGTCGGATGAAATTATTGCCGCTTATCAAAAGAACCTGAAGATGGCTCCGCTTGTTAAAAAGCTGGCTATGTCAGGCAAGAAAGGCGACAAGCTTCACATTCCTAAGCCTACTCGTGGTGATGCGAATGCGAAAGCGGCTGACACTGCGGTTACTATCATCGCAAACACCGAAAGCGAATTGACTGTCGATATCGATCGTCACTTCGAGTACTCACGTCTTATCGAAGACATCGTAGAAGTACAGGCTCTCAACAGCCTCCGTCAGTTCTACACTGAAGATGCGGGCTACGCGCTTTCAGTGCAGGTTGACAATGACCTTCACGCGGCGGGTACTGGTTTTGGTGATGGTGGTGCTGTTGTATTTAGCCCAGCGGCTACTGACTATCAGCACACTGGTTGTTTCTTTAATGACAACGGTACTACTACTCAGTATACCGATGACACTATTGTGCCAACCCAAGACGTGTTTACTGATGCGTTTTTCCGCGACATGATTCAGAAGCTTGATGACAACAACGTACCTATGGACGGACGTTCGCTTGTTATTCCACCTTCTGTCCGTAATACCATCATGGGTATTGATCGTTATGTGTCTTCTGCCTTTGTAACTGGTCAAGCCGTGAACTCTGGTCTTATCGGAAACTTGTACGGTGTAGACGTTTATGTTTCAGCTAACTGCCGTACTATCGAAGCGGCGGCTGATAACACTGCTGGATCTGCTGATACTCGCGCGGCACTTCTGTTCCACTCTGACGCTATTGTCATGGCAGAACAGCAAGCTGTACGTTCGCAGACTCAGTACAAGCAGGAATACCTCTCAACTCTGTATACGGCTGACTGCCTGTACGGTGTTCAGGTATACCGTCCTGAAGCTGGTTTCGTACTCGCAATCGCTGAGTAATGATACCTGGCCCCCTTCGGGGGGCTTTTCTTCTTTTCGTATATATTCTGCAATAGGAACCTCAGATGTCGAACTACTCTAAGACCACAGACTTTGAAGCTAAGGACTCGTTACCTACAGGCGACTCAGGAAAAATTATCCGTGGCGCTGAATTTGAAACTGAGTTTGATGCAATCTCCACTGCTATTGCAACCAAAGCTGACACAGCAGGGCCTACGTTTACCGGAACCCTGACCTTTGAAACTATTTCTGACGGAACTATTGCTGTCACTGCCTTTGTCGATGAAGACAACATGGCATCTAACAGTGCAACTCTGGTTCCTACACAGCAGTCCGTAAAAGCTTACGTTGACTCACAAGTCACTGCACAAGACCTAGACTTCCAAGCCGACACTGGTGGTGCGCTTAGTATTGACTTGGACTCTGAGACACTGACTTTCACAGGTGGCACTGGTATTGATACGTCTGGCTCAGGTAATGCTGTTACCTTTGCTATTGATTCTACCGTTGCCACATTGACTGGTTCACAAACACTAACTAACAAAACGCTTACGTCTCCTGTACTGAACACAGGTGTATCAGGTACGGCTGTACTTGACGAAGACAACATGGCGTCTAACTCAGCTACACAGCTTGCTACTCAGCAATCTATTAAAGCTTATGTTGATAGCCAAGTTGGAGCTAACAACGAACTATCTGAGATTCTAGCCAACGGCAATACAACGGGCGGTACAAACATTGTCTTTGGCGACAGTGCAAGCGTATCTGATGATCGTCTAGTATTTGGCGCAGGCAGTGACCTACAGATCTACCACTCAGGTACTCACAGCTACATTGATGATGCTGGCACTGGAAACCTTACACTTCGTGGTAATGCGTCAGTTCGAGTTGAGAAGTACGAAGGCGAGATACTAGCTGACTTTGCGGCAGACGGTGCTGTCTCTTTGTACCACGACAATTCAGTTAAGATCGCAACAACTTCTTCGGGTGTAAGCGTTACAGGCAATGTTGCCGTAAGTGGTACTGTAGACGGACGTGACGTAGCTACAGATGGTTCTAAACTAGACGGCATTGAAACTGGTGCTACTGCTGACCAAACAGCCGCAGAGATTCGTACACTGGTTGAGTCCGCAAGTGACTCTAACGTTTTTACTGACGCAGACCACAGTAAGTTAGATGGTATTGAAGCAGGGGCTACGGCAGACCAAAGCAATGCAGAGATTAGAGCCGCAGTAGAAGCCGCTACGGACTCTAATGTATTTACCGATGCAGATCACAGTAAGCTAGATGGTATCGAAGCCTCAGCAGACGTAACGGATACAGCTAATGTTACAGCCGCTGGCGCGCTGATGGACTCAGAGTTGACTAGCATTGCTTCAGTCAAAGCTCTGAATCAAGGCGTTGCTACTACTGACTCGCCTACCTTTGCAGGTCTTACGACTACAGCTAACGTGTCATTCGGCGACAACGATAAGGCTGTGTTTGGCGCTGGCTCAGACCTACAGATTTTTCATGATGGGTCTGACAGCTTCATTAAAGATGTAGGCACAGGTAGTTTGAAAATTGCTGGAGCTGACGTAGAAATCAGCACTGTTGGCGGTAATAAGTATTTCTCAGGCTCTGTTAACGTAGCCACACTTTTTCATACCAATAATCCTAAGCTCGCCACCACCTCCACAGGCATCGACGTAACTGGTAATACAGATTCAGACACAGTTACTATTGGTACTAGCTCCATTGGCTCTTCTACAAAATTACAAGTAGCTGGGAGAGGTTTGTTTACAGACGGCTTGCCTGATCCTGCTGACGGTTCACCCGCTGGTGTAGCAATTGGATATAACACAACTAGCGGCTACGGCTTTATTCAGGCAATACAAACAGGCGTAGCCAATAAAGATTTATATGTACAACCAAGTGGCGCTAACAAT